AGTGAAGCTGCCAAACCTGATGCGAGAGTTGGCAATCGCACAGGATATCGATCCGGACAGCCTCGTCAACAATGTCAACGAAGCACAAGTATACGCACAGATGTTACAAGGAATGATGCAAGATGCTCAACAAGCAGCAGGCGCAGAAGCTGGCGGCGCTCCTCCACAGCAAGGAATGGCCCCTAATGGAGGAGTATCTGGCGGACCTCCGGGAGGTGACGATTCAGGCCGTGGTAATGGCACAATCGGAGTCGGAGTTGCGCCAAATGCAGGGGAAGCTGGCTTTACTGGAAATGCTCCTCAAGTTGAAGAGTAATCACGAGGCAGTAGTGAGGAACGATGGCTAAACAAACGTACACAACTGATGAATACCAGTCACAGTTTGTAGACTTCTACAACTACGGCGGTATCGATGTTAACGTAGCTGCAGCAGCAGGGGAAGAAGAAAAGAAGGAAGAACTTCCGAACGTCCTCACACCTGTGTCTGCACGCGGTGGCGGTGGTGGAGGTGGTAGCTTGTTTTCTCAAGTTCCTATCTCCGGAAAAGAACTTCAACGATTCGGGACTGAAGACTACGTCGATTACATTAAAAATTTTGATACGGGAAAGAAAGTAAATTTAAGTGACGATGGCTTTCAAAAATACTTAGAAGCGAATGCGGGAGCATCGATAGCCGGATTAACGATGGGTCCGGTAGTTGGCGGCTTGGCATACGGAGCGGCCTCTCTCGCACGGAAAGAGCATCGCAAGAATGCCGAAGCTATTCAAAGTACGGGTGGTGGCTCTGGTGATATGTTCAAGGTCAACAACCAGACAGTCAGTCGCGCACCCGGCAGTAAAATTTTTACAGGCAACTTGGGCGGCTTGAGTCAAGCGGACATGTACCGTAGTCGGGAAATAGCAAAAAACTTTATTCCGGGAACTATGCAAGAAATTCCGGGTGCTGGCAGAAGAGGACAGGACACGAGACGTTCAATCTCTGGTCTATCTGGTGTGACAAGTGTCGAAGGTGCAATCATGGATGCGTTTGGCACGGCACACAGCGGGCAGCGTGACGAGTCTGGTCATATGATGGTATCCGCCGGACAAGCACAGCGGATGCGCGAACAAGAGTTTCGCGATGTAGCGGCTAGAAACAACATTAACATTTCTGACTTGAAGGGGGCGGACTTCGTAAATGCGGCTGTGGCGTACAAGCAGCACGTAGACGGCGCTATGCGACAGGGTCGAAGTTTCTTTGCTAGAACGAGCGCGATGTCTCCGGCTGATTACAACGCTGCTTTAAGTCGACGCCGAGATGTCGGGGCAGACTATCTGCGTAATAAGTATGGTGTTTCCACTCCTGTAGTAACAATCAGAAGCGACTTCAGGGAACAACCGTACGATCCAGCAGGGGATGATCCGGGAATTCAAACTAGCTTGCAAGAGAAAATAGCCGCAGCCCAAGCCCAAGAACAACGAAGACAACAGGAAGATCGAGACTCCGGTTTGGTAACGCCGGGAACAGACCCCACTTTCCCATCTGAAAATACCTATAAGCCCGAAACAAAAAATATGGCATCAGTAGATACTTACGGGGGATACAAAACAGTCGAGGATGACAGCGCAGGATTCGACTACAGCGGATTTTTTGATAGTCCTTCTCCTCAACCCGAAAGTAGAGTTACTACTGAAGATTTTAGTGGCAGACGTTCAGACCGAGACATGGATATGCGAGCTTCGGGTGGTCGCGTAGATATGCAAGCGGGTGGCGCAGCCCAACGTCCCGTCCCGGAAGCAGGCTTTGTGGCCGGTCCACCCGAGAACTTCACAGAGCGTGAGACCGTAGCTGACGATCAGAACGGAGCGGTTCCAGAGGGTACGTTTGTCATCAATGCAGCGGCTGTGGAGTTCGCCGGATCGAACGACATTCGCAAAATGATTTTAGATGCTTATTCGACTGCTCGTGAAAAAGGACTTGACATTGGCCGCGTAGATCGTAAACTATATGAAGGTACTGTGGACGTTGCTCTATCTAAGGGTGAAGTTGTCGTACCTCCTGACTTAGCCAAAATTATTGGCTACGACCGTCTCGAAAAAATCAACAATCGTGGCAAGAAAGAAGTCTCTCGTCGTCAAAAGAAGGCGAAGGGCGGCTTTATATCTTCATAAATTATTGAATATTCGCTGGCTACCCGCACAACGCGGCCCCAGCACAACCGGAGCGGCCACCCACAGCCAAGTGGCACCGCGAGTGAGGTAAATAAATGGCAAAGCGAGTAAAAGGCCATCGTGCCAACAAGCCGAACGATTCTTTCGGCACAGTAAACAGCGACACGCTGTATCGTGGTAATTATCGTGATGAAGTCTATAAAGACGAAGACGATGATGAATCTGACGAAACTATGGAAGCTCAAGATGCGGACCCCGAAGAGGCTACTCCCCAAGAGACAACGAGTTTTGTAGAACAAAAACAAGAACCAGACCACGACTACAAGAAACGATACGACGACCTAAAGAAACACTACGACACAAAGGTCAACGAGTTCAAGCAGGAAATTGCCGACTTGAAGACGGCTATGCAGCAAGCACCTCAAGCACAGATGCCCGAAGGTGTAGCTATGCCCAAGACGCCGGAAGAACTGCAAGCATTCAAGGACCAGTACCCGGAAGTGTTCGAGGTCGTACAGACCGTTTCTTCACTCCAAGCTGAATCCCAGCTATCCGAGCTTCGTAGCGAACTCGGTACGATCAAAGAGCGGGAGAAGCAACTCGAAAAGCAGAAAGCCTACGAGGAACTGCTACGGTTGCATCCGGACTTTGATAATCTCAAGGACGACGACAAGTTTCTTGAGTGGCTCGGAGAACAGCCGGAGTCTATCTCTGACGGCATCTACAAGAACAATACGGATGCACGTTGGGCGGCACGAGTACTCGATCTGTACAAAGCAGATACGGGCCAAACCAAGAAGCGTACCAAGTCTAAAAACTCTGCTGCTGACGCCGTAACACGCTCACCGGCACGAGAGGTTCGCACCACAAATGCGAACGAAAAGATTTGGAAGGCTTCAGAAATCGGCAAGATGAAGCCGTGGCAGTTCGAACAGATGGAAGCTGAACTCGACGCTGCACGGGCAGAAGGCCGAATAGACTACAACAACTAAACCTTAACCTCCAAATAGGAAGGATGATCAAATGGCTTTTGGTCGCGCTGCAGGTCATAATAACCTGCCTTCCGGTAACTTTACACCGGAAATCTTTAGCCAGAAAGTTCTCAAATTCTTCCGTCGCGCTTCGGTTGCTGAAGACATCACGAATACCGACTATGCTGGCGAAATTGAGAATTTTGGCGATACGGTTCGCATCATTAAAGAACCGACCATCACTGTATCGAGCTACTCTCGTGGTTCGGTTGTAAACCCGCAAGACTTGGCTGACGATCAGACAACTATGGTTGTCGATAATGCCAACGCTTTTGCATTCAAGATTGACGACATCGAAGAGCGTCAGTCTCACATTAACTTCGAAGCACTTGCTACCTCGTCTGGTGCGTACTCGCTCAAGCGTAAGTACGACGCCAACATCCTGCAAGCTATCTCCGACGGCGCTGGCCTTGCTGGTGCTGATGACGCTTCGGTTTCGGGTGGCCTGACCACCACCAATACTTCTCTCGGTACGGCTGCTTCTCCGATTGATGTTGCGGGTACGAAAGACAACGCAATTAACCTGATGCTCACGATGGCACGTGTTCTGGATGATCAGAGCGTTCCGGAAGAGAATCGCTGGTTTGTTGCTCCTCCGGCATTCTATGAGAACCTGTTTGGCGCAGGTGCTAAGTTTGCCGAAGTTCAGGTAACTGGTGACGGCACTTCACCGCTGCGTAACGGCCTCGTTATGCAGGGCAACATTGCTGGCTTTGCTTGTTACAAGTCTACTGCTCTAAACTCGACCGGTGGTACTGATCAGGTTACTATGAGTGGTTTGGCAACTGACGGCACTGAGAACCTCGTTCTCGGTGGACACATGTCCTCAACTGCAACTGCTTCGCACATTGCGAAGACTGAAGTTGTACGTTCGACTGAAACCTTTAGCGATATCATTCGTGGACTGCATGTCTTCGGTCGGAAAGTTCTCCGTCCGGAAGCCATCGTTCGCGGCGTTATCGACTTTGCGTAAGGGAGGCTAACTAATGGCTACGTTTACTATTACTGGTATTGGTTCCAGCGGCTATGCTGGCGACCTTCCTAACGCTAAAGTTTACCGTCAAGTTGTAGACTTTACCAAGTTCACCGTCGCTTCTGGCGACATCGTTCAGGTCTTTTCTCTTCCGGCTGGCACGATGGTGCTGGGTGCTGGTTACGAGATTCTGACTGCTGGTTCCGGATCGGGCACTCTCGCTCTCGGTGACCAGAGCGATGTTGATCGTTTTGTCGATGAAGTTGCTCAAACTGGTGCGGGTCAGAAGACTCCGCTGGTTGCTGCAATGCCGCATTTTTATGCGTCCGCAGATACCATTGATCTCACTGTTGCATCTGACACAGTGAATTCTAAAGTCAATGTGTGGTGCATCATTGCAGACTGTAACAACGTCGAAGATGATCAGAAGGTGACCATCTCCTAACCAACCTGTCAGGGGGGCCACGTGCCCCCTTGACGCCTCTTGATTTTCATGTTAAACGCAGGAACCCCTGCAGGGATAAACTATCATGGCAAAGATGACGCCTGAACAGGCACTCTCTCGTATCCAAAACATTGCTCGTGGAGTGATTTCTCCTGAGTACGCCAAGACAGAACAAGCAACCCGTAAGCGTAATGCTTCTCGTGGGATGAAAAAGGCTTCTGGTGGAAAAGTTGGCGCAAAGAAAAAGATGATGTACGGCGGTAAGGCTGCTGCAAAAAAGAAGAAGTAGTATGGCCCGTAAAGCCGACAATATGCCAGCCCGTAACAAGAAAAACTTTCGTCCTACCAAGAAGGGCGCGGGTATGACCGAAGCTGGGGTAAAGGCTTACCGCAAGAAGAACCCCGGTTCTAAACTAAAGACTGCAGTCACTGGCAAAGTGAAGCCCGGAAGCAAAGCCGCCAAGCGGCGCAAGTCATTCTGTGCGCGTTCTGCTGGACAGATGAAGAAGTTTCCAAAAGCTGCAAAGAATCCGAATAGCCGCCTTAGACAGGCGCGGAAGAGGTGGAAATGTTAACTGCGCTGATCGGCCCGATAGCCAACTTAGCTGGTACATGGCTAGAGGGTAAGGTCGAAAAAACAAAGGCCGAGACGGGAGCCAAAGTCGCACGAGCGAAAGCCGAAGCGACCATCATGGAAAAAAAAGCTACGGGAGAACTCGAATGGGACTTAGAAATGGCACGTGGAAGCCAGTCATCGTGGAAAGACGAGTGGCTGGTTATTTTGTTTTCGGTACCATTGATCCTTGCGTTTATACCGGGCATGGAGGGGGTAGTAGCTAATGGATTTTCGCAACTCGAAGCTATGCCGCAATGGTATCAATATTCTCTGGGGATTATCGTTGCTGCCTCATTTGGCGTTCGTAGTGCTACTAAGTTCTTTGGTCT